TGTTCATCCATTAACTCTTGCAATTCTTTAACCGTCATTCCTTCTTCTAATGGTTCAAAAAAGTAGACTCTTTCGCCTTCTGTTTCAAAATACTTTTTAGTTACTTTTGTGATTTTCATAGTAAAATACCCTCCAAACATCCATTGTTTTTAATCGTTTCTTGTTTATTTTGGTCGGTTTTCATAAGCAGTTGCTACCTCCTTCATTTTTGCGGCAACTTCCAGTGCTTTCAAAGCGCTAAGAATAGCCATTTTTTTAGGACCGTCTTTTTCTGGCACTACAATTTCTACTCTAATCTTTGGCATTGATTTTCTCCTTTCTCCATATACCTTTTTCGATTTGTTTCATTCCTTTCATCGCTTTCTCAAGTGGAATGATTGGCTTGAGGTGTATATCAATTTCTTTGGCCTGGGGATTGAAAGGACTACTTTCAACAATCCGACCACCTACTTGAAGGCGCTCTATTAAATACCCCAAAAGAGTATGATATTGGGGGATGTGTTCCAGAACATCCTGTAGTATAATTATACTATATTCGTGTCGTATACATTTAATAGGGTTTATCTCACCTTTTGTAGAGGGTAAAATAGGACGCGCAAATCTAGTAGGGGCGTGACGTTGGATTCTAAAATTAATAAAGGCATTTTCAAGCATGTTGACCTCTAAATAATCCACCCTGATTCCGCATTTTGATAGAGTAAGCACATTGTTTCCTATACCCGCCCCAAAGTCTAAGACATAATCTCTTGGAGTAACAAAGTCCAACTTGTGCCAATAGGGATGAGACGCATTCGCAAAGAGATACCCGTAACTGCATCGGTAAAACCACAACAGCTCTCGTTCGTCTTGTGGGGAATGCCAACGAAATTCACTCTTAAAATGAGTCTCCGGGTCTCTCAATACACGTTTTATAACCTGTTCTTCTGAGAGACCAGTGAATGCTACAAGATCATCAATGATTGAATTAAAATCTGGCTCTGATTTCATTCGCTCGATTATACCCGTGTATAATGCAGCGTGTTCAAGTTCAACTATCTTTTTCATTAACACCCTCCGGCTGTTTAATTTTGTCAATACAACATTTCTTATATTTTTTGCCACTTCCGCATGGGCACGGGCTATTGCGGCCTACCCTCTTTTCAGGAAAATAACGGCGCTGTAGATTTAGGACACCGTTCATATGATCGATCTCATGCTGTACAATTATTGCAGCAAGTCCTGAAAACTCCAGGGTGTCCATGCCTTTGGGGCTAATAGTACGAATGGTTATGTTATGAAACCTTCTTGTCTGAGACCAGACGTTAGGTATTGATAAGCACCCTTCGCGAGGGACAATGACCGGAGAAGAAGTCGCGACAATAGCCGGGTTCACCAATACATATTCTTTACCCTCTAGTATGAACCAGGCCATGCGTAACCGGATACCTATTTGAATAGCAGCTAACCCTATACCAGTTACCCAAGCTGTTTTGGTTGACTCCTTTAAGCGTTCGATAAGATTTAATTTCTTTATCTCGTCCCAAGAGGTAGGCTTGCTCATCTTATGTAAGACTTCCATGTCTGTTATGATAGGGTCTATTTTTAAACCTTTTCCCCAAGCCATTTTATTCCCCTCCTTTAATAGACATACAGCGCCAACCATAATGTGCGATTAGAACCGCATCACTGGTAGCTTTATTAAACATCTTAGTTTCGTGTTCTGAAGGATAGATTCTTTTAGCGTGATCGTATAGCCGCTGCTTGTCACCCCCGGAAAAGACACCAATAGCATTTTGCCACACCTGGGGACGTATAATGTGAAGGTCATTCCCGGAAAGAATAACCGCACATTCAACCGCCTCAGCCCACCTACCAAAAGTAAATGCGCTTACTACTCCCATATGCGGGGACGCGGTTACTCTTTCAATAAAATATGTGGGTGCAAAAACCGCATTATTTATTCCTATTCTTCGACAGTTTTCTATGCTTCCACTAAAAGAATCTACCTTAACTAATCTGCCGTCTTGAATATGCGCTACCCCTCCGGTCTTGCCTGGATCTATTCCGATAATATACATGGGTCATCCTCCAGTTCTTTACTATATACTAGCCACTCAGGAACATATAATTTACTCATGCCTTTTGTTTCTAAGACAATATCTATTTGAGATTTAGGCAGCCATATTGGCCGTAGTTTATCATCAAGAAACATAACGGCCAACTTTGTTTCTTTGACAATAGCAACCCTCATTTTTATTGGCTCATTTTCGGGTCCTTCGTAAGGACAATCGTCATAATCTGAGAGACTCATAGTTTATCCTTTCTTATATCTTGGGGCTACGAAACCTTCGGCTACAATAGGGCAACCTCTGCCCCATTCGGGTATTTCGCACATCAAGGCTATCATTTCCCCTATTTTTCGCTCTCCAAGGGGCCTCTCAGACACGATCTCGTCGTGAGTGTGCATCAGGACTGGGAATCCGGCTCTTTCCAACCTGGGCATGCTGTAGGCCATTATATCACGTGCGACCGCTTGAGTGAAATTCTCGACCAATAAGCCCCCATATGTGTCTCTCCGGACCCATTGTGTATTAACTTCAGTCCGAAATGACATGCCCATATTCCCAAATTTATTCTCTATTATCTCCGGGCCTATATAGGTGAGGGTCCTCCCAGAAGGAAGGCGGCAATACATAGCGTTATTTTCTTTTCGGTATACCCATGAGACATATCTCAGAGTCATAATAGATCCGGGAGTGTGGAACGCATTTAACATTGTGCGCTCCATGTCATACCAAAAATTTCTGACTGCATAATAAGTAGTGCGATATAAGTCTATGATCCTTTCGGCTTCCGATTCAGAGACGTCTATACCATACCCCGCACACGTAGCCTTAAACTTAACGGATCCCATTCCGTATCCACACCCAAGAATAGCCTGTTTTCCCAACTGTCTTTCGTTAGGATTATTTTTCTTAGTTAAAGAAGTATCACCATATATTCTCCGGGCCATCTTGACATAGATATCCTCATCGGTTCCCCTGTCCGTTGCCCCGAATTCTTTAAGCCCCTGTTCTTCACCAGCAAGCCACATCACGACCCGGGCTTCTATAGCGCCGTAGTCTACGACATATAGTTCTTTGCCCGCCGCCGGCACAAACATTCCACGAATACATGCGGATAAAACATCCATAATTTTACCCGGGTATAGCATTTCAATGGCTGGGTATCCAAAGGTATCAATGTTCGTTATGGCTTTATCAGTATCAATTTTACCTTTAGGTAGATTTTGTAACTGAACAAGTTTACCACCCCACCGGCCGGTAGACGCGGCGTGATAGACGAAGTTGTCCCGCAACACGTTTTTATTGTCTACCGCTGCCACCAACTTTTTATACTTTGCCAAAGACGATTTACCCAACTGTTGCCTGAGTCGGAGAATTCCAAGGTGCTTATTTTTAAGCACCCCACGGTTGATGGCCTGTGTGACAGTCCCTTTTGTAAGGTCAGGGAGGTCTGCCCCTTCTTCTTTAAGGAATTTAAGCATCGATTGTACTTGTGTTCCTTTTGTGACTTTTCCATTTGTAACTGTAACGAGTTCTTTATTGAGTGAATTAGTCTTATGTTCCAAGATGGATATGAATTTTTTAACTGTTGGCATGTCCACGTGCAGTCCCCGGGAGTTGATAAGTTGGTCGTAAAACCAAATTTCCTGCTCTTTTTCAGAAAGGTCCGGGAGTGCGTCATCAAGCTCTCGCTCGACTCGAACGTCTTGTTTACAATATTCATACAATAATTTAAGATGCTCGGGATCCTCATCATAAATAATATCACCTTTTTTATTTGGAAGTGGTTTGGCCATTCTCAACATTATCTGACGGCCAACCTTGTCTTTACGATTCACTATCCCTAAAGCATCTGCCGCTTTCTCCAGGGCTTTAGGTAGCCCGTATGCACAGGCTTTTGCCTGGGTACACCGCCATCTTTTTAAGGGTATTGGCTCCCAGCCATGTCGCTTAACCATTATGTTAGCCCAAATAGAGCGCTCAAAGAAGGCGCTGTGTGCTACAAAAATAACACTTGGATCGTGGACTAATATTTCCAAGGCGGTCGCACGCTTAGACATGGAGAGGTCATCTTCCGGCTTTAGCACTACCGGTTGATCGTCCATAGCGTAAGCAATACAGTGGATATGGGTACTGGGGTGCGCGGAATAAATCCACGCACCCGATTCCCAAATATCCACATCTGATCTGGACTCGAAATCGATGTGGACTCTCATACTTATACCCCCGCGAACGGATCTGATGCAAACTTTGCTTTCTGCACCGGAGGTGTGGCCACCGGTGTTGCAGTGCTTGGCATCGCATCTTGTTGGACTTCGCCCTCATCTGGTATATCTAGGTCGCCGAACGCGTCATCAACCTTAGTTCCAGCAGCGGAGAACGAAGTGTTTTCTCCGGTTTTCATAACGTGCTGAACGCCAACACTCACACTTTTCTTGGCTCCAAACTTATAGCCAAATACATCAATGTAAGCCAGGACGTTGCAGCCGGCATAAATCTCAGACGGCTCAATAGGTTGTTTATTCCTATTGACCACGCAAGGCTTACCGAAATCCGTCTTACGACTTACGTTTAAGACGAAGTGCCCAGCATACTCAGAACGATAGGTTTTGAATGCACCCACATCGTCCCCGTCCCTAAAGTTAGAAAAATGGGACATAGCCTCTGCAAGATGCGCTTTACCAGCTATCGCGATGGCTTCTGTAGTGACAGCCTCTTTCAACCAACGCGCAAATTCCATGACTTTAGGGTCTGATTTCGGAAACAGTATGGATAAAGAATATTTATTATACTGATCCGGCTTACTTAAATTTGGAAATGATGCTCTTCCTATTGGTGTTACTTTTGACATACTCATGTTAGTCTCCTTATCTCTGTTCTATTGAAGTTCTATTGAAGTTCTATTGAAATTCTATTGAAGTTCTATACAGTTTAAATTTATTTATGTGATAAAGTCACCTCCTTAATCTAATTGCACATCCTTAAAAACGTCTTGGACCTTACGGCTTATAAAGTCCTTTGCTTCTTTGGTCGGCACCAGCTTTAATTCGCCTTCCGGGATAAAGACAAAATCATTTAACTTTTCTTTACCCACGATCTTTTCAAGTTGCGCGGGCGTCCGCAACTTACGCTCCCCATAAAGATCGTCTCCGAGTTCGCCTCCAAACTCGTCTACTACCGCTTGCTCATCTTTGTACCTCCTTTGTTTTTTACCTTTGACTAAAGAATAGTTAGGAATATCCTCACCCTTAGACGCCAGGGTAAGCGCATACCCTTCCAAATTTCCTATGAAGCCCTTTATCACTTCAAGAGCCGGGAGTGCCCTTCCTATTTGTTCTGGAGAAAGCTCCGTTATCTTAGGAAAAACACTTTCAATCTGTGGTGCTACTTCTTTAAGCTGGGTTACAAGACTGTTCTGTATGACAGGACAGCTACCCTGGGCCTTACAAAACCGGCACCAACTTCCAACTTGAAATATTGGATCTTTTACCCGGGTCAACCCAATCGCGGTCTTTAACTCCTTAATAAAAAGATCCATACGCGCCGGGGTAGTTTCCCACATCTTAATGAATTCTCCCTCTTTAGCCCGGGGCTGAATGATCCCTATAATTATACGCTTGATGAACATGCGCGCGGACAGGAAGGGCCGGATAGCGTAATACATACATTGCTTGTTTTCTTTCGGGTCTATAACAATACCCCTTCCCCCCTTCAGATCGAATACATATAGTGTGTCTGATGCCACAAACGCACAATCTGTAGTACCTTTAGCTGCCTTATCAATCTCTGGAATCTGAAAACGGGATTCTATCTGAAGTGTCTTTTGGTCAAGTTCATGTTCCTTAAGTATACCGAGAATAGTATTACGGTACATACGCACCGCGAATGCAAAATCATCATTGACGGTGTATTCAATAGTCTCGTTATAGTTGTCCTGTACTTCTACAGTCTCGCCGATACACTCATAAGGATCCTTATTTTCTTTCAGGCATTTTGCTGCAAGACTATGGATCGCCAAACCTTCCAGTGCGGCTGGATTTGACGGCTCAATAAGGTCTATCTTCGCTTGTGCCTGAACACTCCCTGGACATGCAAAAAATCTTTCCGCCCCTGACGGACTAACAACTGAATGTCCCATCATTATCCTCCCTTTTTATCTGTTATTTCCATAGTTATACAGTTTAACTCAGGATGCAGTTGTTTAATCGCATATTTTTCTCGTATTTTCTCCCACCAATCTCGACGCTCTCTTCGTTTTTTGGCGGCAACAGCCCAAAAAGACTCCATAAGTAGGGCTGTTATTTCAGTTGGATCTCCTATACGAGCCAAAAGCTCCATTTCTTTCTCTGTTATAACTGCCAATATTTTTTTCTCTTTTCCCATTATAGTGCCTCCCTTAAGCTATGGACTATCTGCCTGAAGATATAGTCCTTAGCCTGTTGTTGGACTGGTAGCTGTTTGAAAGGAACAAGACACGGATGTTTTTTCTTCTCTGGGTCCTTTACCGCACCATGTTTCCAGCCCTGTTTTATTTTAAGTGACATCCAATTTTCATGTGAGGCTTCAGGACCCACATTTGGATTTTTAAGATGAAAAAATACTCCGTCTAACGCACTTTCCCTCTGCCATTCCGGCGCGGCATGCCAAGGTAACACGGAATAATCGCCATGAGATTGGCAGTATGCCCTATTAACTGCGTGACAGACTTTAGCTATATTAAGTTCTGTCATACAATCTTCTCTTCGGTTAAGAACTCATCGACAAGTTTACACACTGCCGCATAGCTCTTGTGCCCAACGCCCAGTACATGCTCCGCAGCGGGGAACTGTGCCTTAAACTTGGCCTGGAGTTTAGCAAAAAGCGCGTTAGTTTCTTTAGAATCATCGGTAAACGCCGTGATCTTGTTTGCCGCTTCGTGCATCCGAGCCTGGTATTCCTTTTCAGTAGCGGGCATGGCTTCTTTCTTAACCACTGGCTTTGCCGCTTTCTTAACTTTTGGGTCAGCTGGTGCAGGACCCGCAGTAATTGTTACTGGTACCGCTGATGTGCCATTACGCATTACCACATCATTAAGGGATGGAGGAGTTTGGGTCACCTCAACCATTTTCTCCAGTACATCTGCAATACGTTTTAACTCCACTTCTATACTCATGCCAGTCTCCTTGTCTTTAGAAGGATTGTCAAAGTCTAGCCCGAGCTTTTTATCCTTCATTATTGTTTTAATATTTTTGTCCTTAAACAGAGTATTGTTTAATACCTGTTCGTCTACAGTCCCTTCAACAAGAAGAAACTGAAACAAGCACGGACTCTTTTGGCCCTCCCTATATAGGCGGCCAATCGCTTGTTTTATTATCCCGGGAGTATGGGCTATTTCTACAAATACCCCCATGCTTGCTGCGTGTTGAAGGCCGTCAATACCTTCACCGGCAGCCTGAATTTGCCCTATGAAAACTCTGTGTTGAGGCCCATCTATAAATTTCTCAATTACTTCCTGTCTTTTCTTGGCCGGCGTTGCCCCTCTAAGCACCACCGGGTTATACGCTTTTAGTTCTTCTTCCAATCCCAATATCACGTCTGTGTGATACGCAAATATTACGATCTTCTTTTCTGATTCTAAAATATTTCTTATGTGTTCCGCGCTGGGTTTGACTTTTCCAAGACCGATCTTACGGCGGATTGACTCTGTTTCTTTACCAGTAAATAAATGTTTTTCAATTTCTTTACTGAAAGGCATGTAGATCTTTTGGAGAGTTTTATCAGGTAAAACGTCCCTGGTTCGCCGCAACATAAATCCTTCCAGTCTACCCGCGAGTTCTTCAAGATTTTCTGCACCATCCGCTTCATAACCCCATTTGCCATCTTTTCCATCACAGTACCTCTTTGTGTATGCTATGTAGTTTTTAAAACCGCCCAGTCTATCCGGGCATAACTTATGAAGCATTGCGTGAAGCTCTACTGGTCGATTAAGAACTGGTGTGGCCGTCAGCATCCACCTATAAGTGGATATATCAGCGTACCCATTCCTAAGCCATACCACTTTAGCTCGTTTGGCCTGGTGGTTTTTAAGGTAGTGGGCCTCGTCACAAATAAGAACGTCGAATTGTCTTTTAAGTAGCACTTTGGCGTAGTTTTTTCGCCAGCAGAGATCGTAGTTGATAATGAATATGCCGATGTTGGGCAGTTGCTTGATATTTTTGCTGTCAAGGATATGTATGTCTTTTTCACCATAGCCCCACTTTAACGCCTCCTTTTTCCAGTTATATTTTATGCTCGCTGAACATATTACAAGAACACTCCTGGCCCCTACGACTTGGCACCCATGTATTGCTTGGGCAGTTTTACCGGTGCCTACATCGTCGGCCAGGAGCGCGGATCTCGCACCATATAGAAAGTCCACCCCTTCCTTTTGGAAGTCATATAACTGCGGAAATGTATCTTTAATTATTCTCATATATTAAATGCCCTTTTAATATTTTCAAAAATACTGTAACGTGAGAAATTAAAACCCTGTCGATAGCCACTATGATCGCAGCACTGCCACGGTTCATCTAGACATGAAAGTACAGTTTTTAATAGTTCTTTCTTGGCCTTTTTCGTCGCGTCTTTTACGTTATTTTTAACATCTTTTTCATGATGATATAATATTGTGCTTATTTGATACCCTGGTGGAAATACATATTTTTCAAGTTTCATTTTTCCTCCTCATTTTCAACTGCCTCTATTTTTTCCGCCCTTACATATTTAAGACCGTGTAGACCTTGCTGTTTAATCCAACCCAGATTTTTGAGGGAAAGAGCGATACGTCTTTGGTGCCCGGTGTGCATTCCCTGAGCATTCCCCCCTATGACGTTTTTATATATGTGTTGGGTAGATGTCTCTAAAACATCTCGGTTGGACTCAGCCCATTCAGCTATAATCCACTGCCACGGATCGTCGGCCAGGCGTTTCATGGCCTCTTCTTCACTCTCTTTGGTTAATTCATGCGGGAGAGTAAGACTTTCGCCCTTCTTATATATAAGGGTAGCTTCGGCCAATAGTTGTTCACGGTCTCTTTTAAGACTGTCCAAATCAAAGTTGTCACAGAACACCGGCCAAAAACGCCGATTGCCCGTTGTATCTGTCAGGTACCCCACATCGTCAGGGTTAATCGTCCCTATAAATATACACTGCCGAGGAAATCGTTGACGGGCGCGCGCATAAGGCAATCGCACATCGTCCTCTCTGCGTGAAAGGAAGTTCTTTAATCTATCCGCGTCAGTCTTTTTTGTAGTAATCATTTCTGAAAGTTCTATCACCCATTTTGAATGAAGATAAGGAATGCAATCTTTGTCCCGGGGATCCACCGGTGCGTCTCCGTACCAATCGCCCCCCAGTATTTCGCATGTCGTACTCTTTCCTATACCCTGGACACCCTCGAGAACCAGGACGTAATCAAATTTACAGCCTGGGTTATATATCCGGGCAATCATCGCGCATAAAACCTTTCGACCTATTTGTCTATTTAAAGCTGTGTCCGGGCCGCCGCAATACTTAGTAAGCCACGTGTCAACTCTTGATACCTTGTCCCATTTATAAGTCTCCAATACATCTTTAATTGGATGATAGACGTTTCCGGCGGCAACCAGGTCAACAGCTTTCCACATCGTCTGGGTGCTAAACTCTACAAAATGTGTCTGGGCTAAATGAAGTCGAATACTCTCAATCTCTCGATCGTCCACCGCGTTGTACCGATTTATTCTGTTATTTTCCCAGGGCACGTGGCCTTTAATTTCCAGGCGTTCATTAAAGGCGTTATAAGTAAAGACACCCTTAATACCCAATTCATGTTTAAGTAATAGGACTGCATTCTTTAGGGTTACCTTAATTGCATCACTTTTATGGCGTTCAAGTTTTCCCATCCACTTTTTCGGATCTTCTTTTTCACCTAAATCCGGGAGGACCACTTGCGGGTCCCTGGTCCCGGCGGGCGCTTCATTATAATTGTAGGCGTTTGCTACTTTACGTTGTAACTCTCTAAGCTCCCACATCGGCTGGCACTTTGGATTGTAGTGCCTGGCCATAAGATCACAGGTCTTTTGCATGGATAAATTGTAATCACGCCCACGACATGCGACCTTAAATGTGGTCTTGTCCCCATGTTCTCCTTCGACAGCAACAGGGGCTAATTTATCAAGATAGTCTATGAATCTTTGTATATTGTCCTGAGTGTCGCTAAATCCTTTATGATGTACCTCACCTAAATCTACTACCGAACGCTTTATCAGATTAAGAAGGCTGCCCGGAGCATTCACAACAGCAAAGGGCGTTGTTAAGAACGAATACGCGTTATCGCTTACCTGGGACCCAGCGCCTATCACATAGGCCCCTTCTGATAAATAGTCCACCCCCGGAAACTCTTTGAGATTTTTCCGGATATTAAATGTTGGTGGTTTTCTTAAGTATATATGCAACCCGCCCCCGCCGGTACGCACAACAGTTGCTGAGGATTCTATTTCTTGCGCCATTGACACCCGAGTTTTCAACTCACTCCAAACCCTTCTACCCTTCATGTTGCGCGGATCTAAGTCAATAATAAGATCGTCAGCCTTTAACTTCACACCAAACTGGCTGTAAGGATATTTCATTATGTTCGGAGAGGTATCAATCTTAGCTTCCTTCCAGCCAAAACCACCGGCTGGGCGCTTATCCTCCATTGTCGCGAAAGTAGCGTATCCCGCGCGAGCATAAGTTTCAACGCACTTAAGCAGCGTTGAAGGGATCTCCGCTATTTTCTGTGGCATTGCGTCTGGCTCCTTTTATGAATTGGTCAATATCTTCTTTTAGGAATCGTTTCCGTGATCCAATTTGATAGTGAGTCAATATCCCGTCTTTACAGTACCGGTTGACAGTCACTGGATGGACACCCAGAAGCTCGCCCGCTTGTTTGAGATTCAGATAGTCTTTCATTAGTTTTCACCTCCCTTCGTTTTTTATGAGACCGTCTCACCGGACAGTCTACTCTAAAATTATGATAACGACACCACCGCAATAACTCTCCTTTTAATTCTCCCATACGGCTCCTTAATTTTCTCTGTATACCCCGGCTACAATTTTTGCTGCAAGATTACGCGCGGCCCGGCGAGCCTTAGCTTTAGTACCATAGGTCTCACTGTGCGCCAGGATGTTACCGTTGTTATACTCTATACGCCAAAACCATTTTCCGTTTGTATGCTGTAACAATCTTACAATATGATACTGTTTCAATACTTTTCTCATAATGATCCTTTCTATTAAAATGGTGAGCATAACTCCATAGACTTAAGAAAATTGTCTAATGGTTTTGCCCACACGTTACCATTAGCTCCTTGATATACCACAGTCACAGGATATTTGGGATTTAGATTTTCAGTATTCGCCAAGTGGGTTACTCTATAACTTATCCCGTTACGGTGTCTCCACTCACTCCCTATTTCTGGCGCCAACAACGCCTTCTCCACATCCTTGCGGTCTACCGATATTTCAGCGTATACTGTCGTATCTACATTTCCTGTAGTTTGTGACACTAACTTACCCGTCAATCTTATCTCGTTTGTCATACGTCCTCCCATTGTCGCTTACCTTACATTTTTAGTATAAAACCCAAACACTACTGAGAATAAGATGAATCAGCGTTAGGATTGCTCCAGATAATATAAGCGTAAAAGCTATTCTTACTATTGTGTACATCGTGCCTCCTTACCGCAGATTAGGTTGGTCATTTGGATTCCCCTCATATTCACACCCCATTAAATTATCATGCAACATCATACAGAAGTTGGCTACGTCAGCACATTCGCCAATAATGGCAACTTTGTCCTTAGTTGCTATGGCTCGTTCTAATTCTTTTGTTTCTTGCCTTATGCGATTCAATATCCACTTGGGCGACAAACTTCCCCAACCTGTCTTGTGGGAATTTTTGATTAGCTTTTCTTCCATTACGATAGCAAATTCCATTACTGGTATGCTCATACCCTCTCCTGTGCGTCATAGATTGCTTTGGCAACTTCATCATCTATCGTATATGCAGTAAGATTAACCTTTCCTTCGTTCCTCTCAAATATCTTACGCTTAGTGTCAAAGATAATATTGAGTATACTATCAACACTCAACTTCCCTCGCTCGGCTTCGAGGTCTCTATTCTTGGCTCGCAAACGAACATTCTCTTGCTCTAATTCAATGATTTGGGAATACCTAACACCCTCAACACTAGAGAAGTATTTAGCCTTAAAGGATTCCAACTCCTTAATCTTAGCTTCTGCTTTCCTTAGCTTCTGTTTCAACCCTGCATAGACAGAGGCACATTTGTCAATGGCTTGATTCCAACCACTGTCCACACAACCCTTGCAATCAAAGTCGCAAGTATGGTCGTGTCCATTCTTCTCTGGCATCTTCCCCTTCCACTTCATCACATCTTCGGCGAAGGAGAGTAGAGTTTTGTACGCTTCTTGTAGAGGTGGTGTATGCTGGGTAGGATATAATCTAAGGTCTGGTTCTACGTATTTTATCGCTTCCTCGATTTTCATATTTCCCCCAATCCTAATGACTTGCGGATTTCGGCTTTTGTGAAATTGGATATTTTAATAATGCACTTTTCGCAATTAACTGTTCTTTCAACTAATTCATCTTCCCCTATCCTCTCCGCAATAGCTTCCTTGATGGCGGTTATGGCTGTTTTAGGTTCTCCCACGTTGTCATATAATATCTCCCTTAACCTCTCATCAAACGTCTGGCTCATTCGGAGTCTCCATCCTCAAGCGGTAACAACTTGTTTTCGAGTAGGTAAATACGCATCTTGGAAAGAGCGTTACAAAGGATTAAATCACCAAACTCATATTTTACCCTCATATCTGAATAACAGTATTCTACACACCAAGTTCCGTTCTTCATTTTCACAATGTACAAAGAAGTATTTCCTATGCGACTCGGCAACGCTTCCATTGACTCAGCAACGGTGAAGGCGGAGTAAATACATTCATTACGATGAAATGTTGTTCCGTCTTTTTGAGATACATACCAATTATCCTGTGTTAGTTTTGCGCTTGAACAATAACAATTACACCAATACCACAAACTCTCTTGTGAACATTTTAATTCCTTCAACCTCTGGCTTAACTCTAAATTACTTACTTGTTTCTCAAGCGGTAACATTGGTTATCTCCCTGTTCCAATCTCAAAAGCCCAATCTTTAACAATCACAACCAAGAGAACCCAAAACAGGGGTGTTCCCCAAGTCTTGAACAAAGCTACTGCCATTATGGGAACAGTCAACACAAGCAGTAGGTTAATTTTCATCTCCCATTCTTTCATCTCCCCTCTCCTTTCTTTACAGCGTAAGGTCATCGGCAGTTGGTCTGCAACTTTCTCTTAGATGGTGTAGAAATACGTCTACACGAATATGGCCGAAGCCCCCAACTTTATAGGCTGGGGCAAAATCAGGACTACCACGTCCACGACAACCCTACGCTTTACTTTTTCTTACACCCCTGAATAGCGAGATAAATCAGTCCCGTTATCATTGCGGCTATCCCAATTATCAAAGCTGAACTTGCTGAAATCGACATCACAAGTGCGAACCACCATAACATTTCCATAATTAACTCCTTAATTTTGGGTTAAAGCTGGCGAGAGGATTCGAACCCCCGACCCGCTGTTTACAAAACAGCCGCTCTACCACTGAGCTACACCAGCATTGTCAAAGACGGCTCGCTCACTCGCGGAAAAGAAATACCAGAGCTGAGCTACTCAGGTTAGTTAGTACCCACGCCAACAAGTGAGCAGAGCCTATCAACTTACATGCAATCTACCCTTAGACTTATAATACTCCAATATATCTTTTTCATTTCACCCCTAACTGTTTAATGCGTAATTTTTTTGCAATCGCGCTGACATCAAGCCCGGATCCCGGGCACGTGTTGCTATGTCGTTCAATAACGGTGGTCTTAAGTTTTGTAAGGAGTTTTTTGAGTGATGTTATCTGTGCCGGCGTAAAATCGTCTCTGCCGGTTAATGCGACCCCCACTTTTCCGTTCCGGCTGCCTCTTGCATGCGCGCCTCGCATACTCAGTGGACGGCCTTCTTCTATATTACCGTCCGCGCGTATGACAAAATGGTAACCAATGCCCCACCAATATTGCATCTTTCCATTTGCGTCCACCCAAGTCCGCTCTTTGTGTTCTTCATGGATTTTTATTGCGGACTTGTCTGAACTGTCGGTGTGATGAATGATTGCATGCGTGGTATCGACATTAGCATATAAAACAGCGGGGATTGAAAACCCAACTAAAAAATATAATGCAGCGTAACAAAACATAAAAAGGAATCGCATATTATACCTCCGGCCTATTGATTATTAGATTTTGCGAGCTTATTGGGATAGTATTCGATAACTGGTCTAATGTCATAAAAGAGATACTATCGTAAAAAAGTCTGCTTGTCAATGGTTTATTTTATTGGCTATGCGTCTTATATTTTTATATATCTGGTAAAGCTGCGCCTTCGCCATGCGCTTAAATTTCCCAGCGTCTCCCGGATACCGCTGTGTCAGGGATTGCACCAACTGCCATTTATATTTTGGTATCCAGTAATCGTTTGTCTTATACATGTTTTACCCTTCTGCCTTGTCATAGTTCCCGATCAACGGTATGAGAGGGCAATTTTTGTAATGTTTTACAGACATTGGATCCGCGCCCGCGCCGCCGCAAAAATTACAGATACTTATAAAAATATCCTCTTCGGGTTCAATAGCCGTAGAAGATTGCATTAGAATATTTTTCATTTCTCTCTTTTCCATGTTACACCTTCCTTTCTGTTTTTTGGCCTATATTCAGGTATCCCCGCGCCGGAGATTGTCGCTCTCCGGCGAAGTGAGGGCTTAAGTTTTCGGCAATTTAGTTCAAATTAACGAGTTTATAGATTCCTTGGTCTATTTTTTTCTGTGTCTCTTTCTTTTTCTCTCCGAGAAATCGGTTGCGATAACGTCCTGTCGTAACTGAATAATCCCAATAATCTTTGTCTAATTCTATAACCCCATCCGTACGGATAACGGCGATTATAGAATCATAACTTTGAAAATACTGCCCGCCCTCACTATCAGTTATGATAAACTGATTCACTACCCCACCTCCCGCGTTCCCTATCATATTTTTTACTTTCATGGTATACCTTTCTTTCTGCCCGTGTGTAATGGGCTAATCCCTATAATCGGGACATTTCGTTATTATGATCTGTGCTTCCTCCGCCTTGACGAAATCAGGGCATTCAGGGCGGTTTTTACACGTTTTGCAGAGCATTGGCCTCCTTTCCGTATTTCCTATACGCCTCTTTGAGGATTCTGATGGCACTCGCGTAATCGTGGGCGATCCCCGCCCTTCTATAAAGGGCTATTATTCTTCGCCGTTCGCGATACATTCCCGCTTGAGGCCATCGCAGACGTTCCATAATACAGGATAATTGTTTTCGCGTTCATACAGATAATACTCGGCGCTGTCGTATTTCTTAGGCAACCAGCCCGCGTGAAATATAAGAGTTAGGGCGGTTTGCTTATACTGTTCCCCGTAACCATATTGAAACTCCCCATGTAAAACTTTGGTATCTGCGCACCTTGTCACCTTGACGGAATGATAAGTGTTGCCGTTTACCTTGTCAAACCACCTTACCGTATCACATACAAACTTTATTTCCCTTAAAGGTTTTTTTTTGCATTCATTACAAATTACAGTGCCGAACACATCCGCACCGTTTGTCGCTGTGTCCTCTACACCTGCAATCGCTTCCGCCAATGCTTTAAAATGTTTCTTTGTCATCTCAACCCCTCCTACTTTCTGCCGCGCTTGGCGGCGGTTAATCGTTAATAATATCGTCCAAAAAAACGGACGTAATGGGCTTATTGCAAATTGCCCCCGCCCGGCGATATCCGCGCGTCATCATTTTAATTATGTCACTTAATGCTTTAATCATACGCCTGACCCCTCTTTTCCTTGGGGCTTTCTGGCCTCATCAGCGTTGGCAATCACCAACGGACGCGCGCGGGTCTCAATCCGTGCGCGTTTCGGCCTCAGTCAAGCATGAAAGGCAGTATTACCGCGCACGTGTTATCGTGCTCCAGAACCACGCTTGAACCCTTTTTATATGCTACAACAGTCCAGCCGCCATTGTATGAGGCAAGGTGTCTTAGATATTTTATGTTATACGCGTTTCCGGTCTCTTTATATAACCGAATTGCCGCGCGTGTTAGTGTTACATCATCCTTGTCTATTACAATACTTGTTTGTTCTTTCTGAGGCAAACGCTCCACGCTTGAATAAATAGCCTCAAAACCCGGCGTTATGACGTCCGGCGCTGCTAACATGGACAATCTTACACCACCCGCGCCGAGTTTTTCGGTCTTTAATACCTCATAAGCCCCGTCGGATAGTGTAATATCATCCATGGCAATACGTAGCGCAACCCGGCCATCCGTAGTATATAAATTGCGTTTAAGCATAAAGACATGTTTAAAGGCGTCTTTTGGCGCTTTTTTTGTTATTGCGTCAATTGCTTTTTTGTCCGTCTCTAATAGCATTATATTTTTCATAACCCCTCCTACTTTCTGCCGGTATTATCGGCTGTTAGTCTATAATCCCATATCCATTTTTGCTTGCCTTGCCGATGTACCGCATAACTCGCTCAATATTTCATTACGTGTTCGTTTAATCCTGTTATCTATTGATTTTTTGCGCAAGTCCTTGTATCTTTCTGGCTGTCCTTTTTCTGTTACTACTTCCGATGTTGAAGATATAATTATTGCTCTTTCTCCGTTAATCATGTTTTTTACTTTTCTATACTTTTCCATAACCCCTTCTACTTTCCGCCGATATTATCGACTGCTGTTATTGCTTTTAAAAATGCGGGCGCTTCGCAGTCCTCTTCGAGGTAGCAAGCAAGGTCTCCGCGAAACCCGCATTTTACTAATTTATATGCGATATTGTAGTTTTTGTCGTTTTTAGGAATGCACAAATAACCGTGTCCGGCAGTGTAAATAAAATTATATCCTTCCTTGTCGGGCTGCATATCCTGGATTTCATCCCAGGGTTTAAGTTGTTGGAGCTCTTTCTGGTACGCATTCATGTTTTTTTCCCTTTCTTTTTGTGCGGCTTTTATTTTTTTGTTTTCTGTAAGCACTGCTCCCGCTTCCCTTCTCCCTTGTGAGGTTTTGTTGTTTTGTTGTTTAAATGTCCTGTTATATGATAGTTAAAGTATAACAGATTATAGCCTGATGTCAAGTATATTTGTTCTTGTTTAGTTATCGTCTTTATGTTGAGGAACTTTAATTCTATAATGACTATACACGGGGACTCATAAAGAGTTTAACCATGAAAATATAGTATATAGGTATAGAGAGACCCCTTCATTTAATTTCATTTAATTTAAAACGTGTCCCTCATAAAGTCTTGGGCGCCCCCCCGTAGTCATTATAGAAGTGTACTTTCTTAACATTATCGTACATTCAATGACACGAATTGAGGTAAGTCCTTTATCCTTATACCTTTAGGCTATTTATGGGGCTTTGTTGTGCGTATATCATCATGCAATCGCACAAAATTAACATAACAACACAACACAACGCGCCGGGATCCGTCAGCATTATCACGTCTGGCGCGCGGCTCTGGTGTATTGAAATAATTTTACCCCACCCCGGGTGTTTTTTTCCGGGCGGCGAACCCTCCACCGTCGCGCGCGCCCGCATTAAATAATATAATAAGTCCCTACGCTCTGCTTAACCCGTTCATATAGCTAAATACCCCCAAAAAATTTTTACCCCACCCCGATCAAAAAACAAACGTAATGGGCTTACTCTGAGTTATTCATTATATAAATAAAAAAATTAAAAAAATTTTTAGAATTTGACAAAAGAATACTTAAGGCGTATATTGTTATATATTAATATGACGTTGGATATTTCTCAATTTAAAAGCAATCCGCCCCCGCGTAAAAGAGGGAGGGCTGCCAAACGAAGAGGAGGGAGCATGAGTCAAATGAGAACTGGTGGAAGAGGAGCCGGACTTTCGTCGGCGGCTAAGGATTTGCAGGACTATCCGTTTTTGGTTAAGACGTTGGTGACGTTTACCAAAGCGAATACTTTAGGCAAAGAGGAAATGCTTAAGGATGAAGTAATTTTTAAGTTAGACAGGGCGGCTGCCCGGATGCCCTGGTACGTTCTCCGGAACTATTCAGTTCCAAAATTTCTTACCAAGAAGTACGGACCCCATGAAGTAGCGTGGCAGAGGATTTACGAAATCAAAATTGTGAAACTCATTGATAGAAAGAACCCCAATGAGATCACGGACATCCCTTTAAGAATAATGACCCTATCTCAGTTGAAAGAGTATTCAAAAAAATGGGAACTTAATGTTCCTGTAGATGAATTCTATTCCGTTGAGAAGGCGCGGGAGATGGTTGCGTTAAGACAACACGATTTAAAAGGGTATGAGACACACTTGGCGGAGTATCGTGAAGGGAAGCAGAGATCATATCCGGAACTCGATAACATGCGCGGCGATAAAGACGCGGCAACGGCGGAAATAATAGAGTTTGATTCGTTGGATAAAACCACTGAGAAGGATGCGATTGCGAAGAAACCGGAACCAGCGACGGAAACGGAGCCTAGTGCGCCGGAAGCGATGGCGTTAGATGAGGACGGGGGCACAATACTACCCAAAGTGGATGACGTGCCTACAACCGGGGATCCGTTCGCAGGGGTATAATGAGTGAAGATCCTTTTAAACTGAAACCAGACGGGGAGAAGTTAGCGGAAGAAGCGAAAGCGAACCGTTTGCACATTTTAGACGCGAGGGATCTTGCGATTACAGATGTTTTTTATAATGAGATAGATGAGAAAGGGAATGTCTGTAAGTACAAAAGAGAATCCGGGGTTCCGGTAAAAGTTGCGGACCTGGGGAAGATTAAAGATTATTTTAATCGTGCGATAAACAAAGCGTCGGTCATGTCACCGAATGAGGTTGCGGTGATGGATTTTGGTGACATGACCCATATCGAGATTGCGGCGATTAAGTTAGCGGCGTATGCGGCGGCGGGCGATTTGAAATCGATGCAGGAATTGTTTGATAGGATATTGGGTAAAGCGAAACAGGTATCCGAATCCACAAATCTCAATCTTACTATCGACGATGTGTTACATGAAGTACAGGCGAAGCCGGATATTATAGATATTGTGCCAGAATAAAAAAGGAGGAGAATATGCCAAATAAAAATGGAACAGGGCGTTTGGGTAAGGGTAAGAATTGTAATGCCACTGCGAAGGCAGATAGATCGGGCGGTGGTAAAGGTTATGGCCAGATGAATCATGGCCTGGGCCGGGGCAACGGTAATGGCAGGGGTCGCGGTTTGGGCGGGGGAAGAAAAAATAAATAGAAAAAGGCGGTATAGATGGACAAGGTTTCTTTAAAGGTTGCACATCTTAGGGAAAATTTGCCAGAGTATGCTGAACGATTTATTCGTATCAGACCTAAGAGCGGGGGTAAGTCTATTCCGCTGATCTTTAACGAAGCCCAGATGGCCCTTCATAATTTTATTGAGGACATTAAAAAGGCCGGTCAACTTGTAAGAGTGTGTGTAGTGAAGGGGCGCCAGCAGGGTGTGAGTACATATACCGCCGCACGGTTTTTGCATAAGGCAACTCTCAATCTTGGAATCAGTGTTTTTATATTGGCTCATATGACAAAGAGCACCGATTATTTATTTGATATGGTAAAGAGGATGTACACCAACCTTCCTGACCCCTTACGTCCCGGTATAGAGCGATCCAATAAAAAAGAATTAAAATTCGGAAAGATCGATTCAGAATACGCACTGGGTACCGCGGGGGCCAAGGAAGTTGGCCGTAGTATGAATCCTCAGTTGTTGCATCTTTCAGAGGTGGCTTTTTATAGCAACACCGATGAACTTTCGACGGGATTGATGCAGGGAGTTGCGACGGTTCCAAGTACAGAAATTATCATGGAGTCCACGGCTAATGGCGTGAGCAACATGTTTTATAATTTGTGCATGCGGGGCACGGACCCCAATGCGCTGACCAGATACAGAACTCTTTTCATTCCTTGGTATATCCAGAAGGAATACCGCGAAACCCCTCCCGCTCGGTTTAAGCCTACCGCTAAAGAATTTGAACTCATGGATCTTTATAATCTTAATATAGCCCAAATTTTTTGGCGCCGCCGAAAATTAGAAGATGAATACAATAATGACTTGTGGAAATTTTTACAAGAGTATCCTTGTTGTTTGGCGGAGGCATTTCAATCTACAGGTAATACGCTTATTAAACCTGAACTTGTTGAAGCGGCGCGGAAGTGTCGCGCGTATCTTGATAACCTTGCGCCTATGGTTATGGGGGTAGACGGGAGTGGTGAAGGATCTGATCGTACTGTTCTTGTTGTAAGACAGGGCCGGCGTATAGTTGAATACGAAGTGTTTAAGGATCCGGTAAAGCCCATGCGCTTGGCGGGAATTATCGCGCGTAAAATTGACATGTTGGGTCTTGATATGGTATTTTTAGATGTGGCGTATGGATATGGGTGCCGTGATAGATTGGTAGAAATGAAATATGGGGCTAAGACACTAGATATACCTTTTGGGTCAGCGCCTCTTATGCCCGAACTTTATTTGAATAAGCGCGCGCAGATGTATGGCTTTATGAAAAACTGGTTTGAAGATGGTGGTGTCAGTATCCCAGATGAAGATATATTTGTAAGAGACCTGTTAATGATACCAGGATTCGAAATAACTACATCGCGAGGATTACTGGCACTACCTTCTAAAGAAAAGATCAAGAAAGAGAATGAAGGAATATCACCAGACATAAGTGATGCGGTGGCGTTGACGTTTGCGTTTCCTATTCAGGCAAGAACAGAGGGTCGATTGGCTGTGGCGTCTCCTGATACAGTACGAGCGCGCAGCCCTTTTAAGTCACGGAGATTATCACAGTCTTTTGTTAAACATGAGAAACCTAGTGAACTTTATATAAAGAGGTAATATGGGTGTATGGGGGTGTATAATTATAGATTTGACGTTGGGGGATTACGAGTGCTGTGTTGTTGAGGATAGGGATGGCACTTGGTGGTTTTGTGAAAATTTAATGTAAGGGGATAAGATGGAGATACGGCCTGGGACAGACGAAGATTTTATACCAGCAATGGAATTGATTGTCGAATTTGCTGAAGAGTCTCTATCAGAGTACGGCACGTATTTAGACCCGGAGCGACTGAAGGAAACTTTTAACAAGGTCCTTAAGACAAGTTTTGTTGCGGTCGTTGATAATAAAATGGTTGGTGTTTTGGCTGGCCATATCGTAAATGATTTTTGCAGTAAGCTGCCAGTATACGAAGAAGTTCTTTGGTATGTGAATAAAGAACATCGGAAATATGGAATAAAATTATTGCATTATGTAGAACGATGGTGTTTGAAAAATAACATTAAAAGGATTACAATGTGTTGTATGGGGAATTTAAAAACAGATAAACTTTTTTCGTTGTATGAAAAACTGGGTTTTCGGATTATGGAAACACGGTTTATAAAAGAACTTAACTAAAAGGGGGGTAAGTTATGCCAGTATTTACAGCAATAGGAGCAGCATTGGGGGCCTCAACTGCCGCGGCTTTTGGCGCGGGTGTTGGAGCTACAGCTTTAGGAGTTGGAATCGGTACCGCGGCTTTTGCAGCGGGCGGTGGTTTTGATAGTTCGAGTGACGGTGTTGATGGCAGAGTATCCGCTGCGGCTTCGGAAGGAACAGGCGGGATTACAGATGCTGAAGCGTCATCTGCGGCAAAGAAGAGAGCTTTTAGGTCTGGGGTTTTATTTACTTCGCCTACGGGTCTTGATAGTGACCCAAAAACTTCCAGTGCGAAATTGAGATAGGAGATTAACTATGGCGGATAAACGAGTAAATAGTGACACCAAACTGAATAAATTAAAACGTGCGCGTACTGGATACCAGACGGCGAAAGTTAATTTCAATAACCAATACGCTCAGTTGAGTCAATATTTTTATCAGATTAAACAAAATTTTCAGGTATACACTCCTCAAACTATACAGGGACAGTTTGAGAACGATGGTAATATAAACGATAATGTGGGGGCTAAAGCCGCGAAGTTAATGGCGTCCGCTCTTATGGGCATGGTGTGGAAGGACGAGAAGGGTACATTTAGACTTATTCCTTCTAAACACCTTCCGGATACACAAGCAATTAAAGATTATTTTAAGCGTATCAGTGATGATACAGCGGTTTACATGGAACGGCCCAAGTCTAAACTTACAACTTCTCTTTTTACAACCATACTTGAATCTGTTATTTATGGGACTTCAGGAATGGTTGTTCAAAAAGGGGATTATGCCACTCCATTAAAATATTATAATAAATCTATTTTATCTTTCTATATTGGGTATAACAAAGAGGGGGAGATAAGAGAGTTGTTTATAGATTACAGTTTATCCGCGGATGAGTTATGGGACAGGTATGGCACTCTTGCAGGTGAACAGGTTGCACAAGCTATTCGAAACAATGACCATCTTCAACGATTTGTTTTGACAGAGGCTATTCGGCCACGGTATCCCGGAGAAGCAAAAGACACTCTTGGGAAATTGGGGATGCCCTTTTCAGCAGATCTCTTTATGCCTAATCAGAATGTTTATCTGGAAGAGGGGGGCTATGAATCTTTGCCACTTAAAGTTCTGTTCCACGATAAATTAGAATATGAGTCTTATGGTCGTGGCCCGGGAATGGCGGCATTGCCGACTGTAGTGCAGGTAAATATTGCTTCAGAAATTTTGGCGATAGGTGGTGAGTTAATTGCACAGCCGGCTTTAGGTATGTATGATAATGGGTCTTTGGCCGGGCTGGCAGTTGATTTATCCGCTGGTGCATTGAATGTATTTAATGTGGCGGGAAGCGTACCCACAGAAAAACCCATATTTCCGTTATTCGAGATCGGGGATTTGAGGGTCATGTTTGAATGGTACACAGGTCTTAAGGAAGAAGTAGCGGGTTATTTTCTTCTTGATAAATTATATGACCTCAATACAAAACAACGCATGACTTTGGGTGAAGCGGTGATGCGGGATCAAATTCGATCAGATTCTCTATCTCCCATATTTACTCAGATCATGGCTTTTCTTAATGAGTCTCTTACCAGATCAGTTGATATTCTTTATAGTATGGGGCTTTTGGGTGTTGCGAGTATTGTAGCTGAGGAGGACGTTAAGGTAAGAGATCTTAAGGCCAATGGTGTCCCTTCTTTTGAAATACCGCCTGAAGTTTTAGATGCTCAGATACGCGGGATTGATTGGTATGATATTCAGTTTATTTCTCCCGCGGCGCGCATTATGAATAATGAGGAATTGAATAGTACATTAAAGTTTTTGTCAGTTATGGGTGAGGCGGGGGCAATCAGTCCGGATTTTGTTGATGTCATTGATCCAGATGGTACCGCGCAGAAATTAAAAGAGCTTACTGCTACAGATTCTATTGTTACACGTTCTCTTGAACAGAGAAAGGCCATAAGAGAATCCAGGGCTAAAGCACAATTAGAGGTGGCCAAGGTAGAAGTCCAGGCGAAAGTGGCTGCGGCAAATCAGGCTAATGCCCAGGCCGATGCAGCGCGTAGTGGCGCTATAAGAAATTTATCAGATATGGGAGGGGGCGCATAGGATATGCCTGAAGAAAAAAGAGAGGATGTAAAAAAGATTTTCAGTCGCGAGGGTATTCAGAAAAAACAGAAAGATCAAAGGGAAGAATACGAGCGAAAAAGTAAAGAATTGCGTAAAGCACTTGAAGATGTGGCTGTTACTGCCAGTGGAGAGAAGGCATTGCGTTATCTTTTTCTGTTGTGTGGCGGCGATACCTCTTCTATTCGGCGAAGTAAGGATAGTGTTATTTCTTTGAACGATACTTTAGTTACTTTGGGGGCAAAATCAGTGTGGGAAACAATCAGAATTAATCTTACTTCTGATACAATTAAAAGGCTAGAACGGCATAACTGGGAAGAATAATGAAAGGGTGGTAACAACATGACAGGAGCTACAGGAGCAGCGGGAGGAACAGCGGCCACAGGGGCAGCGGGCGCAACCGGGGCAACGGGCGCAACGGGCGCGACAGGTGCAACTGGAATAAATGATTCGCGGTTAAAGGCATTTAAAGTTCCGGAAAAATTTGCTGGTGAGTCTTGGGCTAAAGAAGTAAAGAATGTGGAAGATCTTTGGACTAAGATGGCCGGCGCGCAGAAATTGTTAGGTAAGAATAAGGTTGTTATTCCCGGGGATAATGCTACCCCAGAGGAGGTTACTGAATTTCATACACGAATGGGCCGCCCTGGAAATCCTGAAGGATACGAGTTTAAGAGTGTTGAAGCGCTAAAAGAGGTTGAACGAAATGTCGATCTTGACCACGGCATGAAGAAGATCTTTTTTGAAGAAGGGATTTCTAAAACAGTTGGAGAGCGCATTGTCTCTAAATATGAGACGTTGGTATACGATATGCAGAAACCTATGATTGAGGCGGCTGCAAAAAGAGAAATGGAATTTCAGACGTTAGCGACGGAAGTTTTGGGGGAGAACAGGGCTGAAACTATAAACGCTTTTACAGGAGTTTTGCGTGAGTCTCTTGGGGATAAAGCTCATCTGGCGTCTAAAATCTCGAACATGAGTAATGAGGAATTGTTGCCTTTGATTGTGTTGAGTAAGAATATACATGATAAATATACCGGGGAGAATAAGGTCATTATTGGGGCTGACGGGACCCGGAGGTTATCCGGAGATTTGAAGGCTGATTTTCAGAATTTATCTCAGCAAAAGGTTGCTATCAAAACAGATGAGAAAATGGCGCCTCATATTAAAAAGATGAAATTAGTGAATTTAAATTTACAAATGCAAAGAGTTGGTACACAAGCAAAAAATAAAGGTATTAACCTATTTGCATAAATAATTTGACAAATTAAAAAAATAAGTGTATATTTGAAACATACAGTAAAACGTCCGGGACAAGAGCGGGGATCGGCATAGCCGTCCGACTTAAAACGGGTATCGTTAATAGACATAAAATATTTATTGACTAACCTAATTAAGGAGGAAACAAGATGGCTAGAGACGATTACGCAGGTGTTGAAACAGTCCTGAAGGATGATTACTTAGGTAATCTTCTCAAGATTCCTCAACAGAGGGAAACCCGTCTTTTTGGTGGTTTCGCTGAAGTTACTGTAGAGGGGAAGCAAATGTATATCGACGGTATCGCACCGGTCGATTACCGAATAGACAATTCCTATAACGCCGCATCCGAGGGCGTTGCTGCAAATTACTTCCGCAGGAAACTCGATACAGACAGAATGATTATAGAGGTGGATTACGATGAGCATTGGTTTCGTAAAACCACATCTACAAATCCGTCTGCCCTTATTACAAACGAAATGATGAACGCTTCTTTTCGTTTCCTTGATAAGGTTGGTATTGATGCGTCGGTCGCGAGTGTGTTTTATGGGGAATATGGTACAACCGAATTATCATTCGCTAATGATGGTGGTATCACGATTGATGCAACAGGGGGTATCACTATTGATCTTCTCAGGAAGATTAACCATAGATTTACCGGGACAGAAGTTGTTTCGCCAACTGGCATGAATAATGTCAAGTTTGTCATTACAGAAGATGAACAGTATGACATGGGTGGTATTACTCAGCTTACCTCTTGGCAGTTTCAACAGGTGTATCCTTCTAATGCCATGGGCGCGGGGAATGAATCAGGCTTTGGCCGCCAACTTGGTATGCAGAATATTACTTTTGGTGCACAGGCTGCTACTGGTAAAATGTTGTGTGAAGCAGCTGCCGTAAGAGATTGTCTCGCTTTGGCGAACAATGCTATGATTTATGGTATGGCCTCTGACGGTATTAATTTTGAGATTATACCTCTTTCAGAAACTAAGATCTCTACCATAAGGTTGAGACTTACTCTGACAGCTGGCGCGGTTAGAACTAACGGTAACAATGTCATTAAGTTTCAGACAACCGTTAAGGATCCGGGAGTTTTCTACTAGGATCTAATATAGGGTAGCGGGGTGGTCCTCGCTACCCCGTTTTTTCAAATAGAGAAGATAGGAGACAGGCAATGGGAAGCGATAAAAGATATGATCTGACTTTTAAGAAAACGTCGGAGCTTTCGGCTGGGGATGGCGCAGCGGTTGCTGGAGATAAATTTGTTTTGATTGATATATCTGATGCTGAGAATCCGGTAACCCGGACTATTCAAGATATTATCGATCTTTGTGCTGGTGCCGGGGCAACAGGCGCAACAGGCGCAACAGGCGCAACAGGCGCAACGGGCGCAACCGGGGCAACGGGTGCGACAGGAGACACTGGGGCTGCGGGCGCAACCGGCGCAACAGGCGCTCAGGGAACAGCTGGAGCAACTGGGGCAACAGGACTAGCCGGGGCAACAGGCGCTCAAGGTACTGCTGGCGCAACAGGCGCGCAAGGTACTGCTGGAGCAACAGGCGCACAAGGTACTGCTGGAGCAACAGGCGCACAAGGTACTGCTGGAGCAACAGGCGCTCAAGGTACTGCTGGCGCAACAGGCGCACAAGGTACTGCTGGAGCAACAGGCGCTCAGGGAACAGCCGGGGCAACTGGAGCACAAGGTACTGCTGGAGCAACTGGAGCGGCAGGTACAGCCCAGGGTGTTCAGGTAGAAGTTTCACTAGCCGAGTTAAATGCTGGTAAAACTCTTGTTGCTGGTGTAGAAGCGCAAAACATTATAGTTATTGATTTCAATGTAGTTTGCGACGGGTCTTTTGGAACTTTGACGTCTGCTGAATTGGAAGATACTAGTGGCACAATAAATGTTTGCTCTATTGCACAGGCTCAAATGATTGATAACGCGGTATTAACGAAAGAGTCCACAGGGGTTACTCTTGGGGTCGGTGTAGCGGAAAAACTCACAACCGGTGAATCTTTGGTTATTACACACACCGGTCCTGATGCTGACACAGCTACAAAACTAACAGTATCACTGACATACGTACAGAGTTAGTGATAAATTAATTTTAACTATAGGAGGATATTATGGCGGTAGTTGACTTAACAACGTATAAATCGACGGACAACACTCCGATCGATGCAGTAACAGTTGCTGGAGCAGATTCACTGATGGTAGTTGCAAAGGGTACTATTACTGATACTAATAGTATTGCTTCTATCTATAGGCTCGCAGAGATTCCCTCTAACTACATCCCCGTGAGCGGCGAAATTACTTGTGACGCGATCACAAGCGTTAATGACGCTGATCTTGGTCTCTATGAGACTGAAGAACATGGTGGTGCGGTTATTGATGTTGATGCGCTTATGGACGGCGGGGACCTTTCTAGCGCGTTAGCTCCGGGTGCTGGTCTAAGTCCTATTTCCGCGGTTACAATTGCGAACCAGAATAAGGCTCTTTATCTTCTGGCGAGCGATGTTTCTAGCGAAAGACAGACTTATGTTTTGGCCCTTACCATAAACGCGGCGGCTACGGCTACTGGTAGTTTTATTGTGCGTCTGCATCTAGTTCGCAGAGAATACGCATCATAATTAGATCCGAGGGAGAATGTCTGATGTCATGTTGGGCAGGGGGGCGCACGCGTCTCCCTGCTTCCCTCCATAAAAAGGAGACATTATGGCTGTATCAAATTCAAAAACAGACATCGTTAATCTGTCCTTAGATATAATTAAAACTGAGAATATTAACAATGTTGAAATACCCGGGGACTCTAAAGCAGCTGTTGTAGCAAATCGGTGGTATGACGATGTGCGACAGGACGTACTTGAAGGTTTTCCCTGGAATTTCGCCGCAACAAGAGCAGCAATTCCTCTCAATGCAACTGCTCCGGATTTTGGTTTTGATGACGCGTATGTCCTCCCTAATAATTACTTGTCTTTAGGTTTTATTAAATATTGGGATTTTCCTCTTTCACGATGGGACTATATGATTGAAGGGGGGAATATCTATATAGATAATGGTGGCGCTGCTTCGTTACAGATTGGGTATACCTCTGATGTAATTCAAGTAGTTAAATTCAGTCCTTCCTTTAAATTTTATTTAGCATATGCTTTAGCGGACAAAATTGTTTTTAAATTGACAGGAAATGTAAATCTTGCAGCCAGAGTTACCGCTAGTTCAAAGACAGCAGAATTAAAAGCCAAAGCTAAAAATGGGAAGGCCAACCCTCCAGTAGCGTACAGGCAGAGTAAAATGCTCGAAGGCCGACGAGTCTATGGTGGCTCCCGCACAACTGGTTTGTTTGCGGGGCAAAATGGCCGAACTTAACCTACCTATTTATGATTTCAGGCGGGGTGTCTTAACCCCCAAACTAAAAGATCGCCCTAATTTGGATCTGTATAAGAGCGGTGTTTTAGTTGGGGAAAATTTTTTAAGTTCACTTCATGGTCCAACAACTTATCGTCCCGGCTTTATTTATTCTCGAACTACCCGTCGTAATAATATTGCACATTTTATCCCTTTTACTTTTGCTGATGATGAGGCATATACACTTTCTTTTACTGAGGGGTACATGCGAATTTTTACAGATAGTGGCACGGGTACAATTCCGGGAGTTCTTAACGAAGATTCTTTAGCTATAAGTGGTATTACACAGGCCAACCCTGGAGTTTTAACAGTTGTCGGAAATGATTTTGCGAACGGTGACGAAGTATATATTGAAGATGCGGTTGGCATGACCGAACTTAATGGTCAGTTTTTTCTTGTAGTTAGCGGGGTATTTCCGGGTACGTCCGAAAGAAACTGGCCGCTCTCCGATGCGTTAAATTATACTTTTAACGCGGCCAACATAGCGGTTACCGCAGGGGTAGCGCGACTTAAATCTGCCGGAGCTAATACGGACTATGATTTTGAAACAGCAACAGAGTACACTTATCCTGTAACAATTGATGTAACAGGGGGAGTTGCTAAACTTTCAGGCGGTCCAGGAACTTATGCAATTACTGATCCGGTTATAGAAACAAATAATGGCTTTATTTTTATTACCGCGCTAACTTCGTTTGTTGCGACAGAAACTATCGCGGGTGCTGATGGGATTAAGTATGCTGTAAGTATGGACGATGGGGCAAACTATGTATATTGGAACGGTGCGGCCTGGGTAGCAAGTGCTGGGACTTATGCCCAAAGTAATACCGCGACAGTTGTTGATGCCCATATCAGTACATTAGGTGCTGCGGGTACTTTTAAATTTAAAGCGGTTTTGCATTCCGCCACCGGAGCGACAACTCCGCAATTGGATAATGTGCTTGTTGGAAATTTGACATATCCACTTACTGATCCCCCAATTGAAACTAAAAGCGGGTTTCCGTTTACTGTTGCTCTTGAGGATTTTACTGAAACAGCGACTAAACCCGCGAACACAGAATTAAAATATATAGTATCTATAGATAATGGGGTGACGTATCAATATTGGACTGGTGCGGCATGGGCGGGGAGTGCGGGGACGTATGCCCAAAGTAATACCGCGGCAACTATTAATACTCATATTAGTACATTGGGGGCTTCTGGTACGTTTAAATTTAAAGCGTTCTTACATACTACTGATGCGGCAGTAACTCCAAGTTTAAGTAACATACATACACAATTTACCGTTGTGGCATCTAACACTTTTTCTCTTACTGACCAGGATGGTAATGCAACAGATACTTCAGGGTTTGAGGCGTATACAGGAAGTGGTATAGTTTCCCGGGTATATGAAATCGAATCTCCTTATTTAGAGGCTGATCTTCCGCAACTTAAGTTCGCTCAAAAAGCGGATATAATGTATATTGACCACCCGGCGTATGCTCCAAGAAAACTTACTCGATTTGGAGACGGGACATGGACCCTCACTACATATACCCGAACAAATGATCCGTTTGAACAAAAAGAGATTATTAATATTACACAGGCAAATCCGGCAAGTGTAACGACAGCGACGGCTCACGGCTATGTAGACGGGGACGAAATACTGATAGAAGATGTTTCGGGAATGACGGAAGTTAATCACGAAATATATACTGTTACACTGGTAAACAGCACTAATTTTACTATTGGTGTCAATAGTACAGCTTACGGGGCTTATACTTCTGGGGGAGTGGTGCTTTTGGATGGGAACGCCCCGGCTACTGTAGGTTTTTATGGCGGTCGTGTTTTTCACGGGGGCAGTACAAATGACCCTGATTTATTATTCGGGTCCCGCAGCCCGGATCCTGCCGACGGGTCTACTCGATATGAGGATTTTACAGTAGGTGCTGATCCGGACGATGGAGTTTCTTATGCCTTAACTTCTGCCTCGACTTCTTCAGTAGATAGAATTCGATTTTTTATGGGCACCCGGCAGTTTCTTGCCTCGGGTACTTATGCGGGTATGTTGAAAATAAATGGGGGGTCAGATTCGGTACCTATATCCGGAACTGCGATTGAGTCTTTCCCTGTTGATAATTTTGGTGTTGCAGATATAATGCCCGCTAATTTTGGTACAGATATAATTTACGTTCAGCGGGGTGGTGAAGTTGTCTATAGTTTTAAGTATACCTTGCTTAGTGATGGTTTTAAGTCTGAAGATGAAACTATTCAATCTGATGAAATCACCAGGAACGGGGTAAAACAGTTGGCGTATCAACAGGGTAATCCTAATCAGATTTGGGCGGCTATGAATGACGGGCGTCTTTTATCTTTTGTTTATAGTGATAGGGAGAGTGTTTCAGCATGGAATGAACATTTAATGGGGGGAGAGGGGTCGGTATTGACAGTATCCGCTCAACCGCAAGAAGATAATCAGGACCGAGTTTGGAGTGTAGTTGAGCGCGTGATTAATGGGGTTACTCGAAGATATGTGGAATACCTTTCTAAAAATCCTCGCATACCTGAACGGAAAGAATTTTATACTGGCACTACTTCTACATATAAAGAAACTGATGAGTCTAAATATAGAAACCTAATGTTTTTTGCCCAGAAGCGTCAGGTCCATTTGGATAGTTCTTTGTCACTTGACACCACACAAACGACTACTATAACTCCGGCTGCGGTAAGCGGGGACGATGTATCTTTTGTTTCCGGTGTTTCTTTATTTAAAAGTACCGATTTACTTCGTAAAATCCAGGTTAAATATGTTACGGGTACAGAACAAGGGATCGCGAAAATTATTGAGTATGTATCTGAGACAGAAGTAAAATGTCAGATACTTCAGGAGTTTGAAAGTACAGACACTATAGCGAGTGGCAACTGGTATCTTACGCAGGATACGGTGAGCGGCCTTGACCATCTGGAAGGTGAGACTGTATCTATTGTAGCGGACGGGGGAATCCACCCGGATAGAGTGGTCACTAACGGTTCGATTACCCTGGCTAACCAAGCTACTTATGTAATCGTTGGAATGTTTTATTTTGGTCGAGTACAGACGATGCCTTTAGAATTGCTTTTGTCTACAGGAATTACACCAGGTAAGTATACATCGGTCGATAAGATAAAGTTAATGTTTCGAAATTCTTTAGGGGTATCTTATGGGACCAATCCTTATGACATGCAAAGGATTGGATTTCGCCAGGGGCCTCAATATACTGATCGTCCTACTTTTCTTTTTAATGGGGTAAAAGAACAACCCGGCTTTGATAGTTATGATGCACAAAGAACTATGTGGGTTATACAAACTGTACCGTATCCTTGTACTTTAAATGCAATGGTGTTAGATATAGAAGTTAGTCAGGAGAATTAATATGGCACAAAGTATATTTAAAGCGCCCGGTTTAGGGGGAAGTATAAGTGCTATTGGTAGTATTTATACAGGGGTGGCAACTTTTAGGGCTGCTAATGCCTTGGCTTCTGATTTAAGAATTGAAGGCGAGACTATTTATGGAGAGGCTATAAGGACCGCGAATATTATTACAGAAGAAGGGCGGAAATTTGCCGCGGCTCAATCTTTACAATACATTGGATCTGGGGTACAAATCGCGGGATCCGCGCTTATTACTTTGGCGCAGACCAGGAAGTTCGCACAGGCGGAAGCCTCTGCTACCAGAACAAGAGGCGCGGCAGTTAGAGACTTGGCTATGAAAACAGCAAGGCGTACACAGGATCAAGGTCGGGCCGCTCTAGTCGGCGGTATTCTTGGGGCTACTACTAGTTTCGTTTTATAGGAGGGTTATGGGAAGAATAAACGAATATCAGAGAAAGCAATTAGCGTCCAGAGCGGTCGGGACTGCGCCGGCAGCGCGCGGTGGGGAAATAGTTGGCGGAAGTATATCCAAATTGGGTGCGTCTGTCGCTAAAAGAGAAGCGGAAGTGAATGAAGTGTATGCCAGTACCCAGGCTAATTATGGAGTTATACAAGTTGGCTTGAGCTTTCAAAAAGTGGCCACACAACTTCAACGAGAATTAGCTGGAAATCCTGATGCTTATCCGGATCGACTTCTTAAAGACGGGGGGCAGTTGATTTCAGAATACGCCGACAGTATAGCTGATGAGAATGTTCGGGGTAAATTTTTAGGTGCAGCTAATACGATATTAAGAGCGGGCGTATTTCAAGCTAGTGGGTGGGTTCAGACACAGAAAAAAAAGAACGCGACTGTAGCGGCTACACAGGCGTTACGTTTAGGGGCGGTGCAGACTGGACAGACATTAACCAAAGAGGCATATTTACAAAATGTAGCTACTATTGAAGAAATGGCGGCCCGTGATATTCCTGAAGATGTAATGAGTCCTCAAAAAAAACGGGCATTTTTTACTGAAAATAGTCCAAAGATGTTGGAGTCTCATTTTGCTAACAGAGTAGATAAAGACCCCAAGCAACTTATTAATGAATTAGACGCGGGCGCTTATGATGATGTACCTTATTATACTGCTGCGATGAAAACTAAGTACCTTAACTTAGCTAAAACTAAGATTAGGCAAGAAGAGAAGTATATTAGGGATGCCAGAACAGACAATTATCAGGAACTTGTCGGGGAGTTTACTAGGGACACTTTAGGTTTTGATATGATTTCTGCGGCTGAGACGGCTGAAAATGAAGTAGACGGTCTTGAAGACAAGCATATAAATCAACTTAGAGAAGGATTGATTCGACGCGTTGCGACAGATGCTAAACAAATAGAAAAGTCGGAACCCGCGGCCCGTAGATATATTCAATTAACGTATGATGTTTTTAACGACCGGGTAGAACGATCTGAGGTATTAAAACAAATTGTAGATATGTTTAGGGATGGTGAGATCGATAGAGACGAGGCTGCACAATGGATGGAGACAAAAGCTAATCTTCGTGAACTTAAAACAAATAGGAGAGCGGATGGCTGGAGTAAAGCCGCTAAAACTATTACAGATAAAGCAGAACGGTTTTACGAAGGCACAGAAAGTAAAATCCAAGAAGCAATTAATTTAAGAAATTTATCGGCTCAAATAAGTTTGGGAATTGGCCCCGCGGCTGCCGCGCAAATGGTTTTGAAAGCCATGGATATTACGAAAGTTATTGGGGATAACCCTTCTTTAGCTACTTTTGAGAATCCGGTAGAAGAAGCGTATAGGGTTCGGGCAATTGAGGTATTAAAGGCAAATAGTTATTCATTGGAGAAAGCTAATGTTGAAGCGCTTATTGCTCAATTGAGAGAAGCGGACAATAGACCAGAGACGGAAAAATGAGACTAGACTTATTACCAGTACAACCTAAAGAAGAGACTAGATCAGAGGGCGGAAAGGAAATACCTATATTTAAGGGTGCTACTCCTAATCAAATTAATCTAGCCGCGCTGCCTGTTCAACCAGAGCCTATAGAAATTCCTGAATTTAAAGTCCCCCCGGAGGGGATGGTCCCCTTGTCTAAAGAGGATCAGATCAGATTTGAGAAAGAATCTTCTGTAAAATTAACTGAGTTATTTACGGAAAGACTAGCACTTGATGTATATGGTAAAGAAGGGCTAAAACAATTAGCGGATACTCAAAGGAATGTGGATTTTTTTATGGGCAGGGCGCCGCGCATTGGGCTAGCTTTTGTTGCTCCAATATTTTCGCTGGCTATCGAAGCGTTAGATCAGGGAAAAAGTCTTTTAGTAAGTGCCATAAAGGATGAGCAATATAGTCCTTTTGAACAGAGAATGCTATCCGAATTTCTCCCAAAGGAGACCCCCACGTTAGTTAAGGTGGCCGCTAATTTAACTGAAACGGTTGCTGATGTAGCTCTTATAGGCGGCCTGATGAATCTTGCAAAAGCGGGTGTCCTTTCTAGTGCTATAAAAGAGGTGGGGTCTAAACTTGAGGCTGCTGGATATGGGACAGGAAAAGTTGATATATCCCGGGACGCTTTACGAAAAGCAATTAAGGGGACTCCTTTAGAGAAGGCAATAAAGATGTTTATTAAATCTAAAAAATTTCAAGCTCAGGCACAACCTCCTCAGCCCGGGCGCACAACATCAACTATTAAAACACCTCTTACTGGTAAAGAGATTCAGGTAATAAAACCCCCTATGAATATAGTGCCCCCGGCTAAAGCTGCGGGAGTCGCAAAAGTGGGAGAACTCAAACCCATCCCTACAGTAGAGGGGAGGGTAAAAACTAAATTAGAAAGACTACTCAAGAAAGCACAGTTAGAAATGGCTGCCGGTCAGTTTGATTTGGGTACTTTGGACGCGTTAGGAAAATCCCCCCAGGCGTTTGTGGAGGAGTTTGAGAAAACAATTTATCCTAATCTTTCCGATGTTGACCAGAAGAAAATTTTGAAGCATCTAGAGTTTTCTACAGGAGCAAAGATAGGGGATGTGGGTTACATTGACAAGAGCGGTAAAGAGATAAGACTAAAATCAATTTCTGATGTGTTTGAATTTGCTTCTGAGAATCTGAAGTCATTTGACGAACTAGAATATTTGATTGAAGAAGGAGACACCTATCTGAAGCCAATTAAGGGTTTTGTGTTGACTATGGCGAAGGTTGGAGGATTGTTTGAACCTAGCATAGCCCCAGCAAAAGAAATCGTCAAAGCCGTCCCTCCAGTAGAGGTGAAAGCACCCGTTGTTAAACCGGCTAAAGCGATTAAACCTCCAGTATTCAAAGAGCCAGATATAACAACCCTGATTACTTCTCAAAGTAGGTCTGCTGAAATTTTAGGGGTGAAGGGTCTTGTTGAGCCTTTAGAACGAGGAAAAATGAAAATGGATATGGAACGCGCAGTCTTAGAAAATCAGATGGATAAAATTATAAATAAATTAAAAAGCCTAAAAACAATTGAGCCTAAAAAAATGGCTACTTTAATCAATACAAATGAAGAAGCCCCCAAAAATCTTGGCGAAAAAGAGAAAGCGGTCTTTGATTATTTTAGGGCGTTGACTAGAGAGACTTTAACCCGGCTAAATAAAAATAGAGAATTAACGGGAAGAGAACCAATTAAAGGGATTAAGGCTTATTTTAGGCATATTAGTAAGTCAACGGCTAAAGATATTATAGCGGGCCGCGCACCGGTTCCCGAAGGGCTAAAAGAGTGGGCGGCTAAACATGTACCCACTAAAATATTTAATTCGATGGAGTTAACTCGCAAGTTGGAAGATAAATTGTTACAGCAGTTTAATGATGATTTAGCTCTTGTTATGAAGTCTATGGTCAGGACCGCACTTAGAGAAATCCACATGGACACGCCACTTGAGCTTTTTCACGAAGAGTTAGCCAGCTATCAAAGGGACCCTAAAGTTCTTGCAAAACTAACTGGAGAAGCACGGGTCGAATATCTTGCTCGCCCGGAGATGCCCGCTGCTTTAAAAGAATGGGTGATTGATTATGTAAATATAGCTATTTTGGGCGGACAAACTAAAGTAGATAAGAAGTTTAATAATGTAGTAACAAATACGGCTATAGGACCATTTTTAAATAGTGTGTTGGCAGATTTTGGCAAGCAAATTAGTGAGAGACCCCTTACTGATCTTATTGTTAGTGTTAGCAAATTACCTCTGTACGGTGTTTTGGGTCCTTGGAATCCCAAACAACTTCTTCGTAATAAGTTTCAGGTAGTGCAAAATATAGCGTTATATGGAGTGCAAGCCACTTTTAAAGGGCTGCTTCCAACTGCAGATTTTCCAGAGTTAGAAAAACTTAAAACAGATAGTTTATTTTTGGAGGCATATTCTGGAATTGAGGATATGCCCGCATCTTTACAAGGTAAAATAGCAAAATTTACTCTTGCCGCTTTTCAATGGTCTGCTGTAAGTAATGTAGATCAGGCTATGAACGCTGCGTATCATTGGACCACAGAAATGATAGAAGATCCTAAAATGCGTGAATATGGCTGGGGCGCCCCAGAACGGACATATACAGAGCCTAAAGGCTTTTCTTATCCTATTGAAAAAGCCCGAAAATTAAAAGAAATGGAATACGGAGCACAGACCGCTCAATATGGCTATTTAGGTTTTATGATGCCAGAAGCGTTTAGGTATAAGTGGGCCGCGGGGCTTACACGATTAAATAGTTGGTGGATGTTTCATTGGTCTACTTTTCATAGAGAAGCGGCAACCCGAGCTTTTTTTGGGCATACGGGCTATGATACAAGTTTAGGAATTCCTCCGTCAAAACGAATAAATTATTTGAAGTATCTTATATTAGGTGGTCTTATTTTGAATACTATGGGGTATACTAGAAGTTATATGTTTGGTACTTGGCCTACTGGCTTACCCCCTGTAGCAAATTTAACTTTGGGGTTTTATCAATATTTTACAAATCAAGGGGATAGTGATTGGGAAGAGCGGAAAAGAAAAGAAGCGTCGGATCAAATTGTAAACTCATTATTGACTTTTCTTCCGGGGTATCTTACTGTTAAAGATACTGCTGCTCTATTGAGCGGGAATAGGCCGTGGCAAGAGTATTTTTTTTACAAAAAGAAGGGTTCATTTAGAAAGATTGAACTTGGGGGGCCTACGGGGATTTTTGCTGCTGGTGCAGCTGCAATAACTTTATCTAAAAAGAAAAAAGCGGATGTGGGATTTAGGCCAAGTTAAAATGAAAAACATAAGGAGAAGATATGACTATAGATAACCAAACAGTACAACGCATAGTATCGGGTGACGGGGCCACGTTGGACTTTAGTTTTCCTTTTAAGATTTATGCGGATACTGATATTTCAGTTCTTACAGAGATAAAACTTACTGGAGTTCAAACTGCAATGGTTTTAGGGGTGGACTATAGTGTCACTATTAATCCGGTAGCAGAGGGCGGGACGATTACTTTTGTTATAGGAAGCGTACCTCTCACAACTGAATGGGTTATAATGGATTCTGATATTCTCTATACTCAGCCAGTGGATATTCCTACAGACGGTAATTTGAGAGAAGAGGCATTGGAAAACGGGTTGGATAGGATCGTTCGACAGGTTCAACAAATCAATGACGGGGTGTTGAGATCAGTTGCCGCGCCCACAGGGATGACTGGCATACAGTTACCCGCGGCTGAAGGTGATAAGATTATTGGGTGGAACTCTACCGGGGATGCTTTAGAAAATAAAGATCTTATTACTGGGCCTACAGGGGCTACCGGAGCGGCGGGCGCAACGGGCGCAACTGGCGCAACGGGTGCGACAGGGGCGGGCACAACGGGGGCAACAGGAGCGACAGGTGCAACGGGCGCAACTGGCGCAACGGGTACGACAGGAGCAACGGGGGCGGGTACAACTGGTACGACGGGTACAACGGGCGCAACTGGTACAACAGGTGCAACTGGGGCTGCGGGGCTGGGTACAACTACTGCGATTGAAGTTGTTGTGGGTAATGGAGTAGATGTTATAACTGCTGGAATATGGGGGGATATTCAGTTTCCTTTCAGTGGTACTATTACTTCTGTAACTCTTTTAGCAGACCAAGCAGCAACAGCGGTTATTGATATTTGGAAAGATGTTTATGCTAACTTTCCACCTACAGTTGCGGATACAATTACAGCAGCGGCTAAACCTACATTAACTGCTGCTGATAAAAATACTGATGCCGCTCTTAGTGGCTGGACAACCGCTATTACAGCTGGTGATGTATTTAGGTTTAATGTTGATTCTAATGATGTTGCTTTAAAAATAACTTTAATACTTGAAATAACAAGAAGCTCATAAAAAAGGAGAAATAGAATGGCTAGAACTAACGGACAGGTTGCAAATTTTGATCTCTTAACTGTAGGTGGCGGGGCTGGAGAAATAGCAGTTGCGGGAGTAACTACGGTATATAGTGAGACTTTTGTGTGCCCTAAAAATGTAACTTTCGGCTTTGAGTTTAAATTTAAGAGTGACGGAACGGTAGAGTGTGATATAGAAATTGAACAGGGTAATATACCTCCGGCAATTGAAACAACAGCTGACGGCAATATGGTGGTGCCTGAAAACGTGGGGTATTTAATGGAAAATATAGGGGACGAACTTGTACACATTGACTATTATCGTCCTGTAGTTTCAAATTTTCTTAGGTTAAAAATTTCGGGTACAGGCGCGAATGCCGCCACTACTGTTTTAGAGAGGTTTGTGATTAACACTATTGTTAATGCTTAATGTAAATTATTTTTAGGAGGTTATTATGGGTTATGAAAAGGGTGGGTATAGAGGTGACGGGGGTGGTACCGGTCCGACTGGCGCGACTGGCGCAACGGGTACAACGGGCACGACGGGAGCAACAGGCGCTCAGGGAACGGCAGGTGCAACAGGTGCTCAGGGAACGGCAGGAGCAACAGGTGCTCAGGGAACCGCCGGAGTAACTGGCGCTCAGGGAACAGCTGGCGCAACAGGCGCCCAGGGCACTGCTGGCGCAACTGGAGCACAAGGTACTGCTGGAGCAACTGGCGCGCAGGGTACTGCTGGAGCAACTGGCGCTCAGGGAACAGCCGGGGCAACTGGAGCACAAGGTACTGCTGGAGCAACTGGAGCACAAGGTACTGCTGGAGCAACAGGCGCTCAAGGTACTGCTGGAGCAACTGGAGCACAAGGTACTGCTGGAGCAACAGGCGCTCAAGGTACTGCTGGAGCAACTGGCGCACAAGGTACTGCTGGAGCAACAGGAGCACAAGGTACTGCTGGCGCAACTGGAGCACAAGGTACTGCTGGCGCAACAGGCGCTCAGGGAACAGCTGGCGCAACAGGCGCGCAGGGTACTGCTGGAGCAACAGGCGCTCAGGGAACAGCCGGGGCAACTGGAGCACAAGGTACTGCTGGAGCAACAGGCGCTCAAGGTACTGCTGGAGCAACAGGCGCGCAGGGTACTGCTGGAGCAACAGGCGCTCAGGGAACAGCTGGAGCAACAGGCGCTCAAGGTACTGCTGGAGCAACAGGCGCTCAAGGTACTGCTGGAGCAACAGGCGCTCAGGGAACTGCTGGAGCAACTGGCGCGCAGGGTACTGCTGGAGCAACTGGCGCACAAGGTACTGCTGGAGCAACAGGAGCACAAGGTACTGCTGGCGCAACAGGCGCTCAGGGAACAGCTGGAGCAACAGGCGCTCAAGGTACTGCTGGCGCAACAGGCGCGCAGGGTACTGCTGGAGCAACAGGCGCTCAGGGAACAGCCGGGGCAACTGGAGCACAAGGTACTGCTGGAGCAACAGGAGCAACGGGTCCTGGAAATGCTAGTATAGAAATAATAATAGGGGACGGATCGAATGTTATATCTACGGGTATCCAGGGGGATATTGAAATAGGATACGCCTGTACCATAACTGGTGTTACTCTATTATCTACTTTAAGTGGAAGTATTGTGGTTGATATTTGGAAGGATTCGTATGCAAATTTTCCACCGGATAATGCGGATACAATTACTTCGTCAACACCGCCGACTATAACTACGGCAACAAAATCACAAGACACTACGCTTACGAGTTGGACAAAGGCAATTACTGCCGGTGATATTTTACGATTTAATGTAGACAGTGTTACAACCTGTACGAAAGTAGTATTGTCTTTGGTTGTTGCAATATAAATGGAGGAATAGAATATGGCCATATATGATGGGGGTAGTGGTGCTGATGGAGCGCTAACAATATCAGGTGATACTACTTGGACTGAATACAGTTATATAATCGCTTCTATTTCCAACGCGATTATTACCTGTACAAACGACCCTACAGGTAACATATCTGCTGGTGATGAAGTTTTGGTTATTCATATGCAGGGGGATGCTTCTGATGCCAATAGTCCGCCCACAAACGCGGCCCACGTTGGTAAGTGGGAGATAGGTAAGGTTGATTCGGTCAGTAGTGGTGCAAAGACTATTACTCTTACGGCAAATGTAACAAACGCCACTCTTGATACAGGTGGTAAGACCTTCGTAATAAAGGTTCCGAATTACACCAATGTCACCATAAACACTACAAAAACTTTATCTGCCCAGGTATATGATGGTACAGATGGCACACTAGGTGTCATACCCTTTAAATGTTCAGGCACTCTTACTGTTACAGGCGATATCAATCTTGACGGAAAAGGGTTTGCAGGTGGTGCTGTTGGTCCTGGGGCTTCTGGTTATGGTGGTGAATCTTGGGGTGGCTTAGGTGGTGCTGGTACTGCAAGTGGGGCCGGAACCGACGGTAAAGGCGGCGGTGGCGGTGGTTGGAGCGGTAACGGCGGTGTTGGTCGCACAGGCGGTGGTGGTGGTGGTTTAGCAGCTGGTTCAACCAACAATGGTGGTGCTGGCGGCGGTGGTGGTCTAACCACACATTACGGAGGTGGTGGCGGTGGTGGTTATGGAACGGCGGGAACTACTGGTGGTACTGCCGGCGGTGTAGGCGGTGGAAACGATCACGCTGACGCTGACCTTGCGGCAAATATATATTTAGGCACAGGCGGTGGTGCTGGTGCTTCTGCAAATGCAGCAGGAGGTAAGGGTGGGGGCTTATTATGGGTTTCTGCTAAAACCATAACTATTACTGGAGGAATAACTTGTGACGGAGCTAATGGCGCTGCTGCCTTAGAAGCAAATTCTGGTGGTTGTGGTGGCGGTTCTGGTGGTTCTGTTTATCTTAAATGTAACACTTGTAATCTTGGAGCAAGTAAAGTTACGGCTACTGGTGGTACGGGAGGCACAGGCGGTGGTGTTTCGGGTGAAGTAGGTGGCGCAGGTGGAGTTGGGGTTATAGCCCTTTATTCCACATCTGGAACAGAATCAGAAACAACAAATCCATCTAATACAGAAACACAACATACTTTTACTGAACTACCCTTATCTTTACCTTTTCAAGCGGTGTTATTTTAATAAAGGACATAAATTATGGCAGGTAATGATATTTACACTAAATTGTTGCTTCACAGTAATGGGACAGACGGATCACCGTTGTTTCCTGATGCCTCCAGGTCCCGGCACGTAGTAACTGCTGTAGGTAATGCTCAAGTTGATACGTCCCAATATAAATTTCCTACCGGGTCAGGATTGTTTGATGGTGCTGGTGATTATCTTTCTGTACCAGATAGTCCGGACTGGGATTTTGGTAGCAATGCTTTATGTTATGACTTTTGGGTGCGTCTTAATGACCGTACAGGTTTGCAATGTCCTTTGAATTTTTACATGGACGATGACAATTTGTTCAGAATCAATTTAATGGGTGATAATACTATAAAGTTTTATATAGTTGTAGCTACAGCAACAGCGTTAGAACTTACTAGTACAACAGAAATTTTAGATGCTACTTGGTATCATTTAGCAGTTATACGAGGTTGGGGTTCCGGCGCAAATAATTGGGCGCTATGTATAGACGGAACGGCAGAAGATACTGCTACTTATGCTGGTGCATTATCCTCGAATTCTAAGATACTGTATATAGGCTCTGAAACGCCTGGCAATACTGCCTACAATGGTTGGCTGGACGAAATTAGAATCTCTAATGGTATTGCCCGGTGGACATCTAATTTCACTTCGCCGACTGAACCATATTTTAATTCTGGGGGGCTAGCTTTTCAGCCAATAATATTTTAAGGGGGTATTTGATGGGGTGGGGAATAATAGCATCTTTGATCGCGTCTAGTGTCATAATCCTGGGCACTATAGTCGGTACGCAACGGTATAACGAAGGTAAACGTGGCCGGATCTATGAGCGTCTAGACGAAACCAAAGAGCAAATGTCAGCTAAAATGGAGGCTGATTATGCGCGAAAAGATATTTGTACCCTAACCCATAAACAGGTTGAGATCGAATTGAAAGAGATAAAAGGCCAGACCGCTCTTATTCCTGTAATAGTGGGTCAGTTAGAAATTTTGGTAAAGAATGGGGCAGCGAAATGATGGGGGAAAGAGTAAATAAGATCAGGCACATAATGAAGCGTTTAACAGATGTAACTCGCGTGTTCAACGGAGAAATAGATGCTTTATCTGTTGAGCTTGACGAGTTACTAAAAGAGGAGGTACAGCGTGGACCTATCACTAATTTGGGCGTTGATAGTTGAGTGGACACCGGCGGTAATTCCAGTTCTATTGTCGGTAGTAGGGTTTTTTGCCCTGGTAGCAACAAAAACTCCTAACAAAACTGATGATCGTGTTCTTCAGGCGATCCTGGACGTCATCAATTTTCTAGGGGCTAATCTAGGGAAAGCCAAAAACAAAGACGTATAGGGGGCACTATGTGGTATGCAATAGGAAGTGTTATAAAGATCATACTTTTTTTGATCGGTCTCTTTAAACAACGCGATAAGGAAAGAGCCGAAAAAGCAGCCAAAATAGGAAAGGACTTAATCGATGCGTTTAAGGAAACTGATAAAAAGGCTCAGGCTTCCCGTCTTAATTTTGTTGTTGGTGACATTGATAGGATGCGCCAGTAAACCCATCACACTATATCCGATCCGGAATACAGATTTTAAAACTACCGGTGAGGGAGACGAGGGAGAAGTAATAATGAGCAAGTGGTACTTTGATAAAGTTTTAAAAGTAAAACTTGCAGAAGGTAGATAAACAAAACGCCCCGGACTATACATCCGGGGCGTTTGTTCTTAGACCCTCCAGCCCCTACACAATAGTATGTAGGTAGGGGTGGCTGGATGGTCCGTCCTCCACTTCCGGGTTTTCGGATTGAAGTTAAATCGAATAATCTCATCCAATTTTATTAAATCCCGATATCTCCATCTTACAATATCCTCAGTAAATACTCGAACATGAGGGGGGCAATCAAATGATGGAACAGAAAAAACGATTTCCTTGCCTACCGGAATCTTCTTTAATATATCAATATCTTTTTTCAGATGTTCTAAAACTTCTAATAACACATATACATCGTAATCACCATAATCGTGAGTATATATGTCCGCGACACAGTAGGGATTTTTTACCATGTCAAACCCGGCATACTTTCTTACATGGGGCTTTAGGGCACCCTGGCCACATCCTATATCAAGCATCGATTTAGACCCTATTAATTCGCCCACCTTTTGATACAGAAAATCATAGCGAGGCTCCGTATCATTCATCTTCTCGTAATAAGACGCGGGCTGTTCAAGTTTCTCTCGAACAAATAGGACTTGAGTATTATTTGCAAGTTCGGCCAAAAATAGCCACTTTTCTCTATTAATAGGGCCACTCATTCCGGCCATAAAAAGAAGGGCCTCCCTAAAATTAGTGTTGATCTTAATGGCCTGGAGACACGCATCCCGGGCTTCGTCTCCGCGCTGTAGCTCCCATAGACATCGGGCCTTCATAAGGTACGCATCAGCCTTTTCAGGATGCCAGTAGGCCACTTTGAGGTATCTAAGGATCCAGTACAGACTAGTGATCCATTCCTTCCTATAGCGATATTCCCGGGACAAATAGTACAGTTCTCTGGGCTTCTCTGGATGAGCGTTCACTTCTCGCTTGAGGATCCTCAAAGTGCGATCTGGGTCATTTTTATGGGCGGGGCTATACCCATAGCGAATAATGGCCCCAGAATCAATCTGAGCGGGAATAGAGAGGTAATTATGGGCCGCGCCCTTCCAGAACACTTCCTTACAGTTACGATAGAGATAGGGTATTTTATGTGAGGAAGTACTCTGATATTGCGCAAAAGTAATGTTAAAACAGTATGCCTGGGGATTTTCAGCTATTATCTTTCTAAATTTCTCCATACCCCCCTCGTCCAGCCAATCATCAGCATCGATAGAGAGAATCCAATCACCAGTACATTTTGAAATCGCGTGATTCCTGGCGTTTGCAAAATGATCTGCCCATACATAATCAGTAAAAATTTTGTCCGTGAATCTTTGTGCAATTTCTATTGTCTTATCTGTGGACCCTGTATCCACTATGACAATTTCATCTGCGGAACGGACAGAGGCCAGACATTTTTCAAGAATTGCTGCCTCATTCTTAACTATCATTGCTACACTTAGTTTTGCTACCATATCAGCCCCCACCCCATGAGAACATAAGCCAGTTGGATCCCGACTAGTAATCCAAAAAAGCCCTCACAAATCTTCCATATGAATATCTTAGCGGTTAATTTGGTATTGGACAGCCAAAACAAAGTAATGAATCCAACTGCGGTAATGATGTTCCAAATTGAAATACCGATTGCCGCGCCTATCATTGTGTAAGTACAGCCCACTATGGCCTTCACCCACCAAGGTTTTTTACTTCCGTAGCCTAGACAAAAGAATCCTATGGCTGGAAGGGAAGCCAGGGCAGCTTGCAATAGCGGCATGAACGGACAACAAAAAGCAAAATACACAGTGGGTAGCACAAACCTACGGACCCATTTTTGGCCACCAATACTTGATGAGATTTGTGTGCCCCCTAGAGCAAACAGGATCCAAGAAATCCCAGGTATAAAAACCATCAATAACTCTTTGTTCATAACTTAATCCTCCTTTAGTTATTCAGTTAAAATCGCTACCATGCTATATTCCCATATTTAAGGCAATATAGCTTTACGGTATTTTCTTTTTTCTACCGCCTCTTGCCCCATAATATCTGGCAGAATAACAGGTCAAAATCTTCATAATATCCTCTGCCAATTCTTCTTCATATTTCTGTGTTTTATCTTGCATAATTTCTACTTTTATCCCAAGATTTCGGAAGATTGCCCAAAGATATTCACACCCAAATCGGGCAAGTCTGTCTTTGTATTCAATCAAAACCCGCTCAACTTTGCCTTGAAATATAAGGTTTATGACTTTATGCAAGCCTTTTCGCTTCTCATTGATGCCACTGGCTATCTCATCAACTATCATATATTTGTAATTCTTGCTCTCGGCGTGTTTCCTGAGCCTTTCTTTCTGCCTTTCAAGATTTTCTTTTTGCT